ATTGAAGTTCGTTCCATAGAGCGCGGACTGAAGCCGCTCGCGGTCGCGTTCCGCTGCTTCGCGTGTTGCGTATGCAGCACCCCAAAGCGCTTCTGATTCCCTACGGCTCTCCTCGCCAACGCCACCCACGGCCGCCGAAGCTACGTCATAGGTCACTGCGTAGCCCGCCTGGCCCGCGGAGTAAAGCACCTTCCCAGATGCCGACAGGAAAGCACCCAGCCCAGCGATCGCGTCCACCGACTTCTGCAGGGCGGTCAGCACCGTGTCGATCTTCGAGGCGAACACCGTGCCCGCGTCGATGAACTTGCCGGCCGCCTCGGCCAGGAAGATAGCCGTGTCCTGGGCCACGGTCTTGATGCCGCCCAACTCCTTGATCTTTTCGATCACGCCTGTGATCTGCTCACTGACGGCCGGCGCGAACGCGGCCACCAGCTGGTTCTTGAATCCCTCCACCACCTTTCCGAGCGTGGTGAAATCGTCCATCATTTTCTCTACATTCTGGCCGGCCTCGGTGGACAAGGCCACGCCGAACAGTTCCGCGTACTCGGCCGCCTCCTTCACGGCCGCGCCGCCGTTGGCGAAGATGTCGAGCAAGTCCTTCCCGCCCTTGCCGAACACGTTCACGGCTGCGGCGGCCTGCTCCGCTGGTGTCTTCAGACCGGATATGGCCGTGGCGATCGCCTGGAAGCGGTCTGCGGGGCTCATCTTCTCCAGGTCAGCCACCGACAAGCCCAGGCTCTCGAAGGCCTTGACGGCCCCCTTCGAGCCCTCGGAGGCCTTCACCAAGTTGATGCCCATCTTCCCTACCGCGTTGGCGATCTTCTCCTGACTGACGCCGGCCAGGTCGCCGGCCAGGGCCAGCGATTGGAAGTCTGCCAACGAGACGCCGATCTTTCGGGAGAGTTTCGATTGCGCGTCGATCACCTCGGCCGTGGCCGCGTTCATGCGGACGAATGAGCCGGCCACGTTGCCAACCTGGGTAGCCACGCCTGCGAACAGTCTGGCCCCCTCGATTGCCACCAGGGCGTTCATGCCCGTGCTGATCCCCTTGACGTTCGACTCCATCTTCGCCAGCGCGGCAGAAGCCTCGCGCGTGCCTGTCACCAGGCCGCTTGTGTTCGCGGTGAAAACGGCGGCGACTTTGCCTATGAAGGTGCCCACGTTTTCGCCTCCTTCATCTGCTTCGCAAACATCGGGATTTTCGCAAACTCTGCGGCCATTTCTTCCTCGGTCTGCTCGACTACCGGCGGGGCTTTCCAACTGGGGAGGAAGTTATTCTCGAAGTCGATCGCGACGTTTGCACCGGCCGCCTGGATCGCGAGCGTGGTGGCCCGCCCAGTCCTGCGCCAATCGTCACCGAAAGGCTCGCAACGCCAGTACGCCCGCCACATCGCAATCTGCCGCACGGTCAGACGGGCGGCCAGTGCATCTACGTCGGGCTCCTTCATTGCTAATGCCAGCCGGTACAGAAACAGGAGTTCCGGCTGGCTCCTCAGTTTCCCTCGGCTTCCTCCACGGCTTCGTCTTCGCTGGCGGCCAGCACCACCTTCTTCGCCACTTCGTACAGACGCATGACCAGGAGCGGCTCCAGGTCCAGCAGCTCGTTCGCTTCGGAATCGGAAAGCATCTGCGAGCCGTCCGCGTTGGCGAGGCACAGCGCGATGGTGCCGGCGATCACAGACGGCGGGACGGTGCCGCCTGCGTACTTGTTTTGCTCCAGCACCCAGCCGTACCACTCCGCGAACATCGGATACCGCAGCACCACCGCGCCCAGGCCATCGACTTCTGCGGTCGTGGTCTTCGACGCTACGCGCCGGCCGAGCAGCTGCTCCTTCGTGACAATCGACATTTCAGTACCCCGTGAATTTGAAGGTAATCGAACAACGAACGAACTCGCCCACGCTCGCGTCGGGCTCAATGTTTTGCAGAACGGCCTCGCCTTGGAGACTGAAGCCGGCGACATCCACGGCCAGCTGCACGCGCTTGCCTTGCTCGACGGCCACCGCCGGCAGACCCAGCGTCACGCAAGTAACAGACGCCGGCTCCATCGTGGAGACGTTGTATTGCCGCACCACGCGCGAGTCGCCGCCGGCACCAACTACGGGGCTTCCTATGTTCGTGGTCTCTACGGGCGAGGATGCCGAGACGCTCGGCTTCACGTTCAGTAGGCGGCCGATCAGAACGCCGTCTACCTTTACGAAAGACCCGTGAGATGATGACACAGTGCCGCCTGCATGGTTGGTGCGTCAGTCGGCCGTGAGACGGAACTCGGCATCGCCGGTGATGTATTCGCCGACCTTCGCCTCGTTGCTGAACTTCGTGCAGATGGCCTTCCCGCTGATGCCGAAAGTCGCGCACTCGATGTCCTGCGGCCCCGTCATGTCTGGGCTCTCGGGTCCGAAATACTGGCAGCTGACGGTCTTGCCATCGACCAGGGGGGAAGTCGTGTAGCGCCGCATGGAGCCGTCTACCATGTCGAGCGTTGAAGTGTCCTTCTCGTTGACCGAGTCGGATACCTTCACCATCGTGGCGCGGAACTCGATGGTGCCGAACTTCATGGAAGTTCCCTGCGAACTCTCGACGGGCTTGCCGGCCATGTATCAACTCCTGGGAAAGGGTTCGGTCCAGCGGATCAGATATGTGTGAATGACCAGATACGAAGGCTTGTCGTGCCCTTCGAGGAAAACGGGGTCGCCGTCGCGCTCGTCGGTCAGCCGAACGTCATCAATCGTAAGGGGGCCGGCCGTACCCTTGAACGTGTCGCACTCCACGCGGACGGCCTCGGCCATGTCCTTCACGGCCATGTAGTTGTCTGCATAGAGCTCGACCTCGAACTCGGCTTGCGGCTGGCCGGCCTGTCCCTGGAGATAGCGCTCTCTCTGGGTCGAGCCCCTGCGGTAGACGGCATACGGTGGCTTCACGCCCTCGGGTGCGAATAGGGGCCAGGCGCCCACGCCGGCGGCCTTCTCGACAGACTGCCGCAGCCATTGCTCTGGGTAGCTCATTTCTTTCCGCTCCATCCTGGGTTCTTGCCGCCGAGCTCCTCTTTCCTGGCGCTGCTAAGCGCAGCTGCGAGCGCCTTGCCCAGGTGGTGCCGCACCGATGGGCCGATGGCACTCATGGCGCGCTGCACCATATGGCGCCCCTGCATCTTCAGCGTGCCCTTCTCCAGCCATATGGCCTTCTTACTCTCGCGGCCCCACTTGTAGCCCAGGACGGCCACGGCCACGCCGTCGGAGTTGCGCCCGATGTAGCGGGCGTTCACAGTGACGGCACGCCGCAGCGCCCCACCTTTCAACTTCTCCCACCCCTGCGAACCAGCAACGTGCCGCCCACGTTCGTCTCGCTTCGCATCGGCGCGCACCGTTCTGGTCTTTGCCTTGGGTGTGTATGACTTTAGGATCTGCACGCCGCGCGACATGCGGATTGCGGATCGCATCGAGGCGAGTAGGTGCTTCTTTGCGATGTGCTTGGGCAGTGCGGCATAGGCCGCCTCCAGGTCGCCAACGTCCGAACTCCATCGCTGGAAATCCATGAAGATCATGTCGCCTGTTCCTCGCACATGAGTTCGTGCTCCTCGCGATTGTTCCGCTCGACCACGCTTGTGATGTAGAGAAGTCGGCCACCTCGAGTAGCCCAGCGCAGACGCATCACGCCGGTCAGCCCTTCGAGGTATCGCATCCGCACCATATGCGAGACGCTGCCGCCGACTTGCTGCCGCCGGTTCTGCTCGGTGTAGGACAGGGCTTCGATGCTTGCGCGCCGGCGGGCGAAGTGCTCCCAGGTCTGTACCGATTCGCCCAGGTCGTTGCGCGTCTCCACCGGCACCTCGATGATGACGAGCTCGCGAAGGTCGCCGGCGGCCAGCATCAGTACCTCCCCGAATAGCTCTCGGCCGAGAGCAAGGCATCGAACGCCATCGGGGTCACGATCAACGAGACGTCGGACGATACAGCCTCGCGGTGCTTGTAGAGATGCCCCACCGCCAGCATGATCGCGGTCTTCAGCGTGGGCGCGCTCTCGTCCTCTGGTCGCAGGCCAGCCCAGAAGGTGATCGTCGCCGGCCCACGAAAGCCTCGAAGCGGCTTGATGATTGCCGGCCAGCGGTCGCCGTCCACCTCGAAGTCAGACTGCTCGACCATGCCCGTGGGCGTCTCGATCGTGATCGGATGCTCTGCGTCATGCAGGAGTGGCGGGTTCGGGAGCTCGATGCCGCCGCAGCCGCAGCTGCACCCGCAACCAACGTGGCCGCAGACCTTCGCGCGGTACTGCGTCTCCACCATCGTGATGCCCAGGCGGCTCTCCACCAGGCGGCGGGCCGTGGCGATCAGACCTTGAACGTAGTGATCGTCTTCGGCGTTCTCGGGAAGGATGCGCAGATGCTCCTTCACCTCGGTGAGACTCACCGGCTCAACGCGAGGGTGCCGGATCACGACGCAAGAAGTCGGCAGCATGGCACCTCCGAAAAGAGAGCGGCGGCGGCGCGGCATCCCTGCCCACGCCGCCGCCGGATGGATTCAACTACTTGGTGAGCTTGACCACGAAGCTCGGCCCCATCGTCGCAACGCCGAAGCGCTGCGTGCCGACGAAAACCGTCTGGTCGTACTCGATCGCGCGCTCGCGGCTGGCGTTGATCGTCAGACCGTTGGAACGGTTCACGATCATGTTCGCCTGCTTGAAGTCGCCGTAGAGTCCGATCACGTTGTCGGGCAGCGACAGGCAGCGGTACACGGGCGATCCGAAGATCGTCATGCGGCTCGCCTGGGTGACGTCTGCACCGATCGCACCGGCCGCGAGGCCTTGCAGCATCGCCATGCCGGCGGGGCTGAGAACCCAAACCGGATTCACGGCGAGCGGGTTCAGCTTGCTCACGGCCTCGACCACGTTGTCCACCGTGAGCTTCGTCGCGCCCAGCGTGACGGACTGCGTGACCTGGGCGAGCAGGCCGACGATGCCCGCAGCTGCGTCACCTTCGAGCCAGGTCTTGTCGATCTTCTTCGCGAACGCATAAGCGAACTTCGTCGCGACGAGATTGGCGACCGACACGATCGCGTCTTCAAGCAACTCGTTCGAGACTTGCGCCCGTGCGCCGATCTTCTCGACGGGGATCGGGACGCCGAGCGTCTTGATGATCACCGGCTCGATCTCGCAGTTTTCGAGATAGAACTGGGCTTCGACGTTCTCGTCGCTGCGGGGGATCACGACGCGGTTGGTGGTCGTGGTCATGGTCGATGCAACCTGGAACGCGACGCTGGTGTAGTTCAGCAGGCCCAGGATGCCGCGATAGAAATCGGGCACGACGAGCTCGCTGTTCTTCGTGTCATACGTTGGCGACAGACCGCCATGGCTGTTCGGCTCCTCGGTCGCGCCGTTGGTGGCGACCGCACCACGCACCTCGCCTCGGGCGAGCGAACGCAGGAAGTGGCCGCACCGCTCGACGCCCTCGGGCGACACGCCAGCATCGGCCCAGTGCCGGAATTCCGAGCCCATCGAAATAGCCGAAGGGCGGGCCACCGGCGTCACGGCCTGACGCGGCTCAGTGAGGGTCAGCTTGCCGCGCAGGTTGCGCACCTGGTCCTCGATCTGC